GACCTTGCTCAGACCAAATAACTTGATCAGCTTGCATCGCTTCTTCAGCCCCTACTTGTGAAAGAAAACCCGAAATAGTCCTAGGACCATAAATTTCAGCTTCTTTTTCCATAAGATCTGGTAAATATTGTTGAGCCCAACCCATGTCTGTGTTGAAGTCTAGGTAGTTTGTAGCTAGAGTTTGCTGCGTTGCAGCTGGAACACTATTTAAACTACCTCCTGCAGTAATTGCCATAATTTTAAATTTTTAATTTGTTATTTTTTATTTTTAATTTTGAATTTGAAATCACTAGAAGTTTCTCCTATCACTCTAGCCGTCATTCCACTCTGATTTGGATTTTTACCCAACTCTTGGCGTGGAGCCATATCTATGTTTTTAGCACTTGATTCGCTTTGTTTTAAAGCGTCTGCCATACCTTGTTCATAAAAATGTTTTGCTACAGCATCAGAATTCATTGCGGTAAATAAAGATTTGTGATAACCTGCTTCGTCCGCCATTTGACCTTTTTTATCCAGAAACTTTCCGATAAAATTAGTAATGTCACTTTGCGCTTCTTTGGTTTTGTTTACGTCATTGACGTTAAATCTATAATTCTTATCTCCGACGTTGTATTCAAAACCTTTGAACTTGTCTCCAAAGAACTTATTAGTTCTATTTAAGAAATTAGATTTAGCGCTTTTTTCGTATTCCGCTGTCTTCTGTGATTCGTTGTAGAAATTAATAGCTTCTTGTTGCTCACTAGTGAGTTTCGATCCACTTTTAATTTCACTGTAATATTTAGACTTTTGCCCGTCTAAGTGGCTTTTAGCGCTGGCAACTTGCTCTTTAAGCGCTAATTTTTTTCTTCGTATTTCTCTATCGTCATCAGTATCTTCATCGTAAGAAAACGAATCTTCCATAAGGAAGTTAATTTCTTCTGCGTTTAAATGAGGTTTTGTATTCTTATAATACTCATAAAGTAAATCTTGATCATCTAATTTAGAGTAATCTTGATTAAGTTTTACATAATCATTTAAATCACCACCAGTTTCTTCCATAAAGTCTACTAACTTTTGAACATTCTCAGGAAGTGGTTGACCAGTTTCCATTGACTCTTTAATAGCTTCTTCAGCTACTTCAGCAACTTCTTCTGCCTTTACTTCTTCGGTAACTTCTTCTAATACTGAAGTTTCTTGTGCTTGAACTTCCGATTGTACTTCTTTTTGTTCTTGTGGGGCGTTGGCATCTTCATTGACTCCAACCACTCCCTCGTCGTTAGTGTTATCTTCTTTAACCTCATTTTCCTCTGGTTTTTCTGGTTTATTTAAATCAACCTTAGTTATAGTTTCTTCTTGAACTACAGGTTTCATTTTCATTTTTTCTTTAACCTTAGTAACGTTACCTTTAGTTTCGTTATTTATAGGTTGTTGTTCTTTTTTTTCTTTTACTTTTAACGAGCCAGTTTCGTTATCCACGACTGGCTTTTCTTTTTTCTTTGCCATAATATAATATAATAATAGTTAATAAATTTACAATCCTAAATCAAATCCACCTAACGTATCGTTTGCAGATTCAAAATTTTGGGATGGTTTTTGGTTTTCTTTCTGATCAATCAATGCTGATTGTTGTGTTGCTTGCATCTTTGTTCTATCGTCTTTTCGATTTTCAGTTAATAATTGCGTAGCTGATTTAGTTCTAGCTTCTAATTGTTTTAACTGCATGTTGTACTGAAACTCTAATTGCATTAGTCTTTCTTTGATACCAGCTTCTGCTGTTAGCACTTGAGTTTTACCTTGTGTTTTAATTTCTTCTAATCTAATCTGAGATTTAATACTAGCTTCTTGTTTTTTAATATCAGCTTCTGCTGCAGCCTCAGAGGCTTTAGCCTGAGCATCACCTTGGGCTTTAGTTTGCTCTAGTTGATTTTTCTGATCTTCCTCTTGTTTTTTCTTCCTACGTAACTTAAGTAATTGATTTGCTAATTTAATGTTCTTGATAGCTCTTAAATCAATAGCGTCTTCTAATTCTATACTCTGTTGCGATAAGGCTGTTTGTATGTTTTGCTCAAGTAATTGTTTTTCTTCTTCATCTGGTTCTAATTCTAAGTATATACCAAAGTCATACAAATGTAATTCTGACATCTCATGTAATGAAGCTACATTATGAGCGCCAATTGATTCTATAAAAGCATTTTTAGTTGGAGAATATTCTATGATATCAGATATCCTTAAAGATAGTTGTTCGGCTATTTCAGCAGTTAAATACATACCGCTCTGAAGTATGTGTCTAGTTGCTGTATTGCTATTAGCAGCAGCTAGTTTTTGTACACCAACCAACGATCTTTCTGCGGGCGTAGATCCGTCACTAGCTTCATTTAATCCGGTTACATCTCTTATCATTTGTAGATAATAGTTGTAAGTCTGTATTAGACCTTGAACTTTACCAGCCGCACCAGCCCCATTGTTTATTTCTTGAATAGGTATTTTACCAGCATTACCCTCGCCATCTATAGTCATTGATCTACCAACAATACTACCTGTTTGGAAGAACATATTTAAGGCTTCTTGCGGATTGTAGTTTGTTCCATTGCCTAAATCAACTTCAGCTAAACCATCAATATCTAAAAATACACCATCTGGCGTCATTCTAGATAATACTTGTTGAATCTTTAAGTGAGTGATTTGTATCATATCAGCAAATCCAGTAACACGGTTTACTAATGAATCAATTCTTCCTTCGTACATTCTAGGAGCCACTATACTGTAATTCATTTTAACTTTAGTATAATCACTCTTAGAGCGCATCATGTTTTTAGCCTTCTCCCATTTGATAAGTTTGTTGGCCCCAAGTATATAAGCGCCCTCGTAAAGACATTCTAAAGATTTTTGTACCTTATCGTATCTATCGTTCTGCGGAAGTTTATCGTCTTTTGCGATTGGTTTCTCGTTACCACTCCCCATTGTTTTTAATTTGTAAACCTCGTTCATGTAGGTTTTATAATTGAAATACAATATATCTACTTTGTTGTTATCTGAGTCAGTGTCCCTACCACCTAAACTTCTTCCCCCAGCAGCTGTACCTTTACTTTTATTTATTTCTTCTAAATCTTCCTGGCTTAAGTACGGAAACTGTTTTTTAAGTTCGCTTATTGAAATAGATTTAGTTTCTCCTACGTAGTATATATCGTCAAAATAAGGTGACTCTGTGTAGGAGTAAATTAAATTAGCCGGATCAACGTAGTCTATTACAACTCCTTCAGATGTATTAAACGTGGTTTTAACAGCTCCAATTCCACAAACAACTAAATCTCTATAAAATCTCCTTTTGATTAAATCATATTGATTACCTTTCATTAGCATATTGATAGCTTGTTCTTCTGCTATTTCAATAGCCTGCTTATAATTAAGCTGCATATGTAACGACAATTCTTCTTCTGTTGCTGGCAGTTCTTTGATTTTACTTTCTTTTGTATCTAAAGCAAAGTTTTTCTTAACAAATTCATCAAACTCTCTCATCTCCATATCCTTCTGAATATTTTTCATATACTCAGTTCTCTTTGTAACTCCAAAAGGATCTTGTGAATAAGCTTTTATGTCATATAATCTCTCAGCAATACCATTAACAACTATATCTACAAATTTAGAAATAATTGGAACAGGCGTCCAATCTAAATTTAAATAGGACAAATCACCGTTTATCGATAACTCATCCTTATATTTTTGTACAGACTGCTCGCCTCTCGCGTACAATCTTAATTGGTGAAATCTAGAAACATTATAACCGTGTCTACCAGCGTTGCTAGGGGAGTCCGCAAACCATTCGTGCTGAATTGCTTTCGCGACCTTTACCCCATAATCAAAACTCATCTTCTCTAAGTCGCTAACAACTTGGCTTGGGAAACTTCTATTTATAATTGATTCAGCCATTTTTAATTTTTAATTATTTTACTCATATTGCCTCCTTGTTCATATTTAGCAAAGTTTATATTTACAGGTGATCTTTCAATCTTAGGGTTTGGAGCGTAAAGATGTCTATTATTAGCCATAATAGCTAAACCAGAACTTATAGACGCATCATGCTTTGTTCTTTTATTTATATCAAATCTACTCCAATCGTTTAATAAAGCATTAAAATATAAATCTCCAAATGTACCGTCTTGCTTCATACCAACATGGTCTTGTATATACATCTCAATCGCGGCAGCGTGAGCTTGCTTTATGTCCTCACTTGAATTGGGAATCCCACCTACTTCTTTCTCTGCAACAGATAATTTATTCCATTTTTTATCAGGTCTATTCATACTAAACCCTCTATATCCTCTACGTCTTAAATAATATAAAAGTCGAGGTTTATTATTCTCTGCAAGTATTGGCATTCCATAAAACACACATGCCATTAAAACATCTTCAAAGAATATTTCAGCTGTAGGTGGTCTTGACAAGTATTCTAAAAAGAAACTATTAGCCGGAGCGTCCTCCATACTAAACTTAGTTAAGCCGTGTAACGCTCCTTTAGATCCCTCTCCATCTACAGTGCCTGATATATCATAAGAGTCACAACCAAACGCTCCCATATGTTCGTTACCAGGATGTTTTATACCATTTTTAAGTATCATCCGGTTCTGCAGATTTTGTGGTGGAACCCAACTTATTTTAAACCTACCCTTTGGATCTGG